TCAGACCGGTTCTTTTTCCGGCGATGCTCATATCCTGGCATGGACTGCCAAAGGTGATGATGTCCACAGGCGGCAGCTTTGCACCATGCAGACCGCTGATATTGCCGAAGTGTTGTACCTGCGGCAGTCGTTTTTCTGTCACACGAATGGCGAACGGTTCGATTTCAGAAGACCAGACAGGCACAATGCCTGCCAGCAGTCCGGCAAGCGGAAAACCGCCGCTACCGTCAAAGAGGCTGCCAAGAGTGAGCAATCTATTCATTAGTCACCTCCAGATTATTTCCTGCTTTATCGCATGATAAAAGAAACGCCCTGCATACTGATAATTCTGCAAAGCGTTTACATTTCTCTATAACTTTACTTCGTATCCATATTGGTGCGGCAGGAACGTTGTTATATCTTCCATATTCGCCAAACATACACTCCATACCAACATTTCTTGCCTGAACTGCCTCTTGAAATGTATCGTAGTATCCAAGATGAATATCCAGCTGACTGATTTTGATTCTTGCACGATATTTCTTTCTGGGTGGATAATAACTTACTCCGCTTACACCCGATGTGTTATTTTTTTGAAGCGGTTGATTTATTTGATTTTGCTGATGTGTACAGAAACGGACATTACATCTTCGATTATCCAATGTATCAAGATTGATATGATCCAGCTCCATTCCTTTTCTTGTACTAAAAAGCACTTGATGCAGCGGTCGACCATGGCAGTCAACGATATATATTTGCCTACCTTTTCTGCTTTTATAAGAGACATACCATTTGATATCTTTTATTCTACTGAATAAATCAGCATCAAACATGAATATCGTCCCATCGGAAAGATGACCATAGCCAATTATACCATCATCAGAAAATGTGTAATTCACATTGCCGATATCACTCACGTCCTCTCTGAGCGTCATTCACATTGCTGTCTTGAATATTCAGTTCGTCTGCTGAAAACTCATGTACTTCTGAACACGGGTACTTTACTCCGTTGCGCAGAACATACACGCCATCAGCTGAACCAACAGCAGCAATGTATCTTCTGATGATCGCTGATGCATATTTGGGATCAAGTTCTTGTGTGTAACAGATTCTGTTGGTCTGTTCTGATGCAATGAGTGTAGAACCGCTGCCGCCGAAAAGATCAAGAATGATTCCGTTTTCCTGTGATGACATACGAATCGGATATGCAATCAATGGAAGAGTTTTCATTGTAGGATGTAGCTTTGACTTTTTCGGCCTGTCAAATTCCCATACAGTAGTCTGCTTGCGGTCACCGTAGAATTTGTGCTTTGCAGTATCCTTGAAAGCATAAATTACTGGTTCGTGCCGCATTTGGAAATCCATTCTGCCGATAACAAGCGTATCTTTTACCCAGATACAAGTTGTAGAATAGTGGAATCCCGCATTAACTGTTGCTTTATAAAAATTACATTTTTCTGCATCTGAATGGAAACAGT